CATTAGCCATTATTTCTGTCATACACGCTACGACATTGAGTTCCATATCAGCAACAAATGCATTCTTATATTGATAATCAGCAAGTATTAAAACAAGCTGTGGAACAGACTGAGGTTTTACTTTGTCAATCATTCTATCATATATTCCTCTGAATATAGAAGAAGCATCAGTATCGATATTGTTAACAACCCATTGTCTCATCTTTTTGAAGTCTTTAGTCTTAAGAAAACTAAATAAATCATCAAAAGATTTATCACCTAAGTTAATTAATACACCGGCATCAACGCTACCAGTTACAGAATATCTTTGACATTCATTTAATATCCTACGCCAATCTGGGCCAAACTTCATAATCAAATTTGCGAGAGCTTGTTTCTCAAACTTAATTCCTTCTCTAGAAAGAATAGCTTCAAGATTTAATAGCATCTTTCCTGCAAGAATCGCCATATCTTTTTTACTTGTATTAAATTCATATACACCGCATCGAGAATGAAGTGGTTCTATTATACGATTCTTAAAGTTACATGTAAGAATAAAGCGACAGTTATTCGCAAATTCTTCTATGAATCCACGAAGTGCAGGTTGTGTAGATTGTGCATTAAGATAATCTGCTTCATCAAGTATAACTACTTTATAGCCACCTTGTAAAGATACAGATGATGCAAATTGTTTTATTTTGGTTCTGAGTGTATCAATATTGCCTTCCTCAGAACCATTTATCAAAATATAATCTAAATCAAGTTCATTACAAATAGCTCTTGCAACAGTAGTCTTACCCGTACCTGCAGTACCAGTAAACAACATGTTGGGAACTTCGCCAGAATCGACGATCTTTTGAAATGTATTCTTTAAATTTTCTGATAGGATAGTCGCAGCAACAGTCTTTGGTCTATACTTTTCGACCCACAAGAAAGTGTCATTCATAATATAATTTATCCTTGGTTATTATTCGGCTTCCGCTTCTTCTTGCTTCCAAGATTCAACGACCTGTACACCTTGTGTGCACTGATCACGAAGATTACCGATAGTAGAGAGTTCCTCACCACGAAATCCACCGCGTTGGGTTACAGTATCAATTACCGCAATTGCACTACGAGATATTTGATTTAAAAGCTCCATGCCTTTTTTCTTTTGCTCGTCTACGGTTGGGGTTTCTGTTTTTTCAGCCATAATCATTATACTCCATAGGTTGATGTTTTTTCAAGGGCTATCCAATAACTCACATCACTTTGTGAGTTTGTGAATTTAGATATTAGTTTCTTAGATATTTCTACGTTATAATCTCCAGATAGCATCTTTAGATTACTTATATTAAAAATAAAGTTGTATTTATCAACATTTGCTGTACCGTCTACATCGATTGTAAAAGTATTTGCAGTTGAGTTTTCGGTAGACGTAACAGTAAGAGATACTGCACCACCACTTGGTTCTACTTTAAGTTCTTTATGACCTAAAGCACCAGCAGCTCTTCTTATCTTGCCGAGCGTATCAGCATCAAGAGTAAAGGTTACGTCTGCTTCCGGCATTGTAATTGTTTTTGAAGGTGTTGTTAACATTTCGGTATCTGAAAAGAAATACTTTACTTTTGAACGACCTGTTGAATCGTTTATAGTAGCATAGTCTTTTTCAAACCTTAATGAAGGCTTATCAACTAAACCGAGTACTCCTAAAAATTCGTTTAAATCATATACACCAAACTTTTGTGGAAAGCTTTCTGATATAGTAGCTTCCGATAATATATTTTTTGCTTCTGATATCGTTTTTATAGTACTACCTTCATCAAACACAATGTTTGAATTGATGCTAGCGTAGTTCTTTAATATCTGAAGCGTGTCTTCATTCAGTTCCATTATTTACTCCAATCATTATATAATATATTATATCAAATTTTCTCACAAATGTACACTACTTTATGCAACTAATTTACTAAAATTTTTCTCTTTTACAAACTCAAGTTTTTCTTTAAATTTACTATCTAGGATTTCTCCTTTATGAGATATCACAAACACATTTGTCTGATCATCAAGTGTATGTAAGATCTTCATTAAGTTTTCTACGCCATCATGATCAAGAGAAGAATCAAATGTTTCATCTAGTAGAAGAAGATTAGTAGCTACAGAGTTTTTCATCTTTGCTATTTGTCTCCAAGTAAACAATAATGCCAAGTCAATTCTTTGTTTCTCACCTTCAGAAAAAGAATCATATGAGAAAGCATCTCTATGTCTTGATCTTATTGTTTCATTAAAACTTTCATCTAAGTTAAAGTGTACAAAGAAGTCTAATACTTGTAAATATTGATTTACTAACTTATTAATAACTGGAATGTATTGTTTAATTACTTTTGTTTTGATTCCAGTATCTTTTAACAATTCACCCATAACATTGTTATATGAAACACTTTCATTTAAAGATAATTTATCTTCTAGTAGTGTATCGCGGCTATTCATCATAGTCTGCAGTTCTTCGTTTGCTTTTCCAAGATCACCTTCTCTAGATGTAAGTCTTTCGATATCACCGTTAAACTTTTTAATTTCGTTTTGTAAACTTTCAATAGTTTTATTATTACCATTTATTTCTGACTGACGATTACGTATCTCTTCTGCTTTTGTATTCCATTCATCTATTAAGTCTAGAACATCTTGAGCTTCGTTTAACATATTATCGTATTGTGTTTTTACAGAAGTAGCTTCTGTTTTACATTCATCAATCTTTTGTTTTTTAAATTCAGGTTCTATTGGTTGAGAACAAGTAGGACAGTTATCGTTATCCTCATAAAACTTGGAATCTTTTACAATAGTTTTAATTTGAGATTCCATAGTAGATTTATTATGAAGTATAGAGGTTCTCTTATCATTATACTCTTTTAGTTTTTGTGATATTATAGAAGAATTATTTTCTAAGAATAAACTGTGTTCGCCATTTGCAGTATTGAGAGTTCCGATTTCTGTCTGAACTTCTTTGATCTTATCTTTCTTATCTTTAATCTCATCTTCATTTATTTGAGTAATATCTCTAATATATTTTCTTTGAGAGTCTAGACTATTTTTTATAATATCTAATTGATGAGCATTTTCTTTTAGTTTGTTTTTTACTTCAAGATTCTTTTCTTTAAGTATAGTATTCATTTTAGAGAATATATTAATATCCAGAAGATCCTCGATAACATCTCTCCTATGGTGTGCTGGGAGTTGCATGAAAGGAATAAAGGAAGAAGATCCCAACACCACAATTTGGTGGAAGCTTTTATGATTAAGCTTTATGATGTTTTGTTCGAGAATCTTCTGGTACTCTCTGGAATGTGATGACTGATTAATCATATCACCGTTCTTCCAAATCTCAAATGTGTTTGGTTTAATTCCACGTAAAACTCTAAACTTAGATTTTCCTATAGTGAACTTTACTTCAACCTCACAATTTTTATTATTAATACTGTTTATAAGTTGTGGTTTAGATATATTTCTATGTGCCCTTCCAAAAAGAGCAAAGGATATAGCATCTAACATTGTAGATTTGCCAGCTCCATTTTGCCCGATAACTAAAGTAGATTTAGATTTTATTAGATTAATTTCTGTCCAGTTATTTCCAGTAGACAGAAAGTTTCTCCAACGTATTGCTTCGAATGTGATCATGCTATTTCCATTGCCTGTGCTTCGCTTAATAATTGTCTCATAGAGACTTTAATTTTATCTTTATCTAATTCAGTATCAACTGCATCAACATAACTGTCGAGAAGTGTACTTGTATCTTCTAAAGAGATTGACTCGTCTTCAACATTTTCACCAAGATACTCTTCAAAGTTTTCTGCAATCTTTAAATCGTGTATTGGCCTATTTTGTATTTTATCAACAAATGAGTCAAAAGTAAACAAATCTTTTCTATTTATTACAACTATTTTAACGAATTTATTATCGACAAAGCTTACGTCTTTTTGTGTATAGTCTTCTTTGGAATCATCATATAATATCTTTTCAAACATTGTATGTGGATTTTGTATCATCTTAACTTCACGAGATTCAGTATCCATAACATGAAAGTATTTTGGATCGTTTACATCAGACCAAAAGAATTCCATTTGACTTCCAAGATACCAAATGTTGTCTTTCTTCGAAGAAACATGATAATGGCCAGACATTACTAATTCAAACTTTTGAAATAGTTTATGATCCATTCCGTGGAAGTTAGTCACACCTCTCATTATCTCAAAGCCACTGAGCTCTAAATGACCACCTAACCAGTCTGCTTTACAATCTTTTATAAAGTTTATAGATCTGTCGTAGTTTTCTCCATTTATCCAAGGGAGTAGAGCCATTTTAAGTGAACCATATTCCATCACTTTAGGTTCCATTATAATATGGATTTCATTCATAAAATGACCTAACAGTTCTTTTAGTGAATTCAGTTCATTAGTGTTTTTGTAATAAGTATCATGATTGCCTGGAATAACATCCATGATCATACCGTATTCTCTAATTTTATTTAAGAAATGTTTTCTGTAATGATTTAATGCTCTGAAGTTTATAAACTTACGATGATCATATACATCACCTAAGTGTACTATCTGCTTTATATCATGTTCTTGACAATAAGGAAAAAAAACCTTATCGTAAAATTCTGCAGAGTTGTTTAAAAAAACATCAGAACTATTTCTAATACCACAATGGGTATCATTTAAGATTGCAACTTTCATTCTTCCTTCCTATTTTTTACTTTAAAAATTCACTCAGATCTGAATCTGCATGAACAGCCCTCTTCTTTCTGGTTTTCTGCTTTTGTGCGAACTCTTTTAGATCGGCATCATGCGTTCGAACTTTATCGATTCTATCTTTTAAAGTATCTACAAAGTGTGTAACTACTTGAGTTGACATATCTCCTTGTTCAGCCTGTAAAAAGACTTCAACACCAGATTGAGAAAGATATTTTTCTTTTATCTCTTGCTGTTTCTTTTCTTTAGTTATTCTTCTTAAGAAAGCAAACCAAATGATCTGTGTGAAATAAGCAAAAGCGTTTGGTTTTCCCGTTCTAGTAGATGCATTAATATCATAATTTTCTACTGCCTTAAGACAATTTTCTACTGCGTCCATCACCATTTCTTCTCTGTAAGTATACCTTATAAAGTTAGATTTGTGTGAAAGATTTTCA